AATGCAATATTGTTTGTAAATCCTTAATAGGTTTAACCATAAGCACTAATAGTTTAAATTTTTTATATATGCAACCTATTAACTTAGGTTAATACTAAATATACCCCATGAGTTTGCGGAGTTATCCATTGATTAATGACACAAATAGCGTTTTGGGGGGTAGGGGGTCAAATCACGGGCGTTCCTCACCATGTTTGTCCCGTGTCTGTGTGTGTGTATGTAGGAGAAAGAGAACAAAGCAGGGGTGATTAATAACCAGACCGCATCACATGAGCCAACAGCAGGGGAAGGCGTGTGTGTGTGTGGACATCCTTCTTCTAGCCATAATACGCAGGTAATCAGAGTGATGAGCCTTCTACTGTACTATAGGTGTTATGCTTATGTGTGTGTCTGTGTGGGGGATTAAGAGGCTAGTTTAAAGAGCCAGACCCATCATCATTGTCGGTAAGTTTGACTATCTTCATTGTACCTAGCAGATGGTCTAGTTCAGCTTTAAGTTCCTCGTCTGTCTTCTTACCTGTGACATCCTCTATCTTTGTCGTAGTTTGGTAGCCTGTTCTGTCTAGTAGGGAATTGATAGCGCCAAGCTGTACTGAAGGAGTAGTCTTGTCGTTTTCTATTAGCTTACGTAACTTATCCACCGCAATGGGTACGGCTGATCCAAGTAGCTTTTTAGTAGCTGTATCTATTTGATTAGCTAACTTGTTTTTTAACTCATAGCCCTGTTGCTCGGCAGTCTTTTCAGAGTAACCCGCTTTAATGCAAGACTGTGTTGCGTTGCCTGTTTGACTAAAGTATTCAATGAACAATTTTTGTTTGTCTGTAAGGTTTTGTGACATATTTGCAACATTATAAACTAAAGTTTTTTTTTATGCAATAGCTTGACAGTATTTAATTATTTATGCTAATTACTTAACTTATGTTAATTAAAAAAAGGAGAGAAATAACATGAGATATGAGTACATAATAACGGGAACTAATAACAATACTGTTCTTAAAGCTATGAGTTTTAAGAAGGTTTGTAAACGTTTAAAAACTGATTATCCTAATGAGGCTTGTCAAGTTTTTTACATTAATAAAAAAGGTAACCAAGTTCGTAGAACTGTATTTAATGGGAGGGTTGTATAATGGAACTAGCATTAAAACTATTATTGTTTTTTATTGGTATGGGATTATCAATAATAGGCATATCAACCGCATTACACTCTACTCACATGATTTTAGGCGTACTAATTTTCGTTAGTGGATTTGTGATAACATTTTCAAGTTTTAAACCAACTCATAATTAAAAAGGAGAAATAAAATGGGATATACTAACTATTGGACACAAAAAACAAACTTTACTGACAACGAATGGAAAAAAGTAAAAATGGAGGCTGACTATGTTCGTAGTTGGTCAGAAATATCAACTATATCTAAATACGTTGGAGTTGATATTAAAAAAGATAAAATTGAGATCGTGGGTGCTTGTGAAACTTTCGTTCTTAATAAGTTTGCTAAAGTAAAACCAGACTACGAGGGCCAAGACGTTAGCCTTCATTTTTGTAAAACACGTGAAACTGTCTATGATCTTGCAGTTTGGCATTTGCTGACCGCTTGTGCTTATATCAAATCAGATTTTGAGATAAGTCGTGACAATCATAATATTTATGAAAAAACTCAAACAGTTGAGGTTGAAAACGATAAGCCTCTAGCTGTAAAGTTTAAATCAAATGATTATTGTGAAAACAATGAATTGCCTTTTGACCAAGTTAAATACTTTCAGATGTTTGATGAAGATAATGAGGATAAGACTAAAACTACATGGGTAAGATTTAAACTTAAAAATAAGTTAAAAGGCAGAAAAGCTAATGGCTTTATAACCGCTATTGATAACGTCTTAAACATGGAACAAGTAAAAGACAATATCTTACGAAGGTTGTGGGCATAATGTCAAATAAGACAGTTCATAGAATGACTATAGCAACAGGAGTAATAATGTTTCTTGTTGGTATAACATTAGCTGTTTATGTTGAGGCCGTTTTTGGCCTCATCATAAGCGGTGGGGGTTATATAATTTTTAACAATGCAATCAGAGGAGATAAATAATGGCTGAACAAAATAACGCAACGGATTTTATACAATCTAGTAACAAAGCTAGGGCGTATGAAAAAAATAAAAATAAATCAAAAAAATATAATTATACTTATGAGGAGTATTCTCAAGACACTAGATCATTTACTGTTGAAAGTGATGTTCAATTAACAGAAGAAGAAATACAAGACATAGCTTTAGGGTGTAGTTTAACAGATGGTTACACTTACGAAGGTGGTGAACAAAATAAAAGATTTAAAGCTACTTTTAAAGGTACGGAATTTGGTGATGATACTCAAACAGAATATGGTGGAGATGAAATAAAAAAGGAGGATACTGATGAAAGAGATGAATAAAATAAATACGTTTGTAGGTAAAGTTTATACAGAATTTATGAATAAACCTAGAACACCAGAACAAAGTATGGTTGCTGATTTACAATTTTCAGCTAATCTAATTAAGATGGCCATTTGGAATTTAAAGAGATGGTCAAAGACTACAAATAAACCTAATAAGGCATGGAAGGATATACTTAAAAAAATAATAAAGGAGGAACAATAATGCAATTTTTAGGAAAAACCCCAAAAGATTGGAAGGCCCTTGAATTATATTACAGACGTGAGTGGTTATGTTTTGTAATTGGTTTTATAATTGGCGTTTTAATTTAATTAACATACAATTAAGGGTGTTCGTACATTTCTTTGTACAACACCTTTAATTTTTTATACTTATCCATTAATTTCAAATATTTTAATTTCCATTGATGCTTAATTTTGATTGATTTAGCTTTTTCTTTTTTTGCTCTATCAAGTTTAACCATATAACCTAATAGTAAATTACGGCCTACGGCCTTGTCTGTTGTATTTTTTATAAGATCGCTTTTCAGACTTGGACTTCGTTTTTTTATGTACACGTATCCTCTTTTTAGGTTTTGGTCTTGGGTGAAATTCCTTGAAGTTCTGTTTTGCCATTTTCAGTTTGGTTCAATACTTTTAAATCAATAATTTGTTTTAAAGTATTAAGTTCCTTTTCTTTTATATTCATTTCATCATTATAAGATTTTAAGACATTTTGCAACGCATCAAGCAGAAATTTGATCTGTTGCATACCCATAAACTTTACAGCCATAAATAGTTTTGTTTCTTTAGCTGTCATACGTACAGACATTTTTCCATCTTTTACAACACTAAAACCGTGTCTTTGCATTTCGTTATCAAATTTACTTATCCAATCAATACCATCAATATTCATCATGTTATCAATCTTGTTAGCATCATATTCATTTAAAACTTCATATAGTTTATTAATCATTTCCTCTCCTTTTTTAATTTCATTCATATACAGACTTTACCATTGTTAATGTTTGTTGCAACAGTTCTTTTTGAGTTCCCCATTTTTTTGTAAAAGATTTAGGACTATAATGATAAGCGTCTTTACCCTGCCTGTGATGTCTTGGGCATAATGGTATAACTTCAAAATTACTAGCTTTGCGCCCGATACCTGTAAGGTTTTTTATGTGGTGTAGTTCAGCAGGGCTATCTGGAAAACCCATTTTGTTGCAAATCAAACAACCCAGACCAGCAACTTTATTCATGTGGTCTTTTTCTTGTTTAGTTTTTGTACTCATTGTAATCAAAATCTTTTTTGTAAAAAGTTTTACTACCTATTTTTTTGATTTTAAGTATATTTTTATTAGCAATAATCATCTCATCACCTACTTCATTGTGTGAAAATGACATAGTAAAAATATGATTATATTTTGTTTTTTTTATTAAATAACCTTCAGTAAAACATACCTCACAAGTGTCTTTACTAGCTTCTTTAATGTCTTTCCATTCGCATGATGATGCATGGTCTTCCCACCAACATTCATATTTATCTAGTTTGTAGTAATATGGGTCTTTTCGTTTAATCTTTTTTGAGGCCATAATGTTTTGCTTCTTTCATTTGATTAATCATTTTAGTTTTCCATGTTTCAAAATTAATCTCAATCATTTTCTTTTCCCAATTCCATTTAGCTTCTTCACCAACAGCATCAGCTAATTCATCAATATGTTGTTTATATCTATCATCTGATCTTGCTTCACGTTCTTGAGCATTGACACTATCCAATTTACCTGTATTGGAATTTATCATTTTTTCTTTCATAATCACAGCCAATAATATTTTACGGCCATGTTGTAATCTTTCTAGGTTTTTCTTAGCTTTTGCATGGTTCGTGCCGATTTCTCGTAATTTATGCATATGCTGTTCTGTTATTTCTTCACTCATATTGATAACTCCTTCATGTTGTATGATTTGGCTCTTGCTATATTACAATGAATAATAAAACCCATTGTTTCTTTTGATGTAGCAATTGGAAATACTTTTTTACTGTGCGGAAAATGGCCAAATTTTCTTTTAAAAGTATGACTGGCCCAACCTTCTTTAAAACCTTTTTGTTTAGCATAATACAATAGTTCAGCATAAAACTTTTGTTTATCATCTGTCTTAACTTTCATTTTAGGAAGTTCAATTAATCTACCTTGTTGTATCAATATAGCCTGTTCTTTTTTGGTAGGTATAAAACTACAGTTAGGACATTCTGGTTGTTCTTTAGAAGGTTTATAAACTGTATCACATTGAACACACGTAAATGGTTGTTTCTCAATTGGTTCAATTTTCTTTTTTTCTTTTTCTTTAATTTTAGATACGGTCAATTGCCAATCTGGTACATCTTCTGGAAACCCATGCTCATATACACATCCAGAATGATCTATGATAAGTGTATCTTTTTTATTTTCAGCAGGTCTTAATGCTCTACCAACCATTTGCAGATACATAGAATAAGATTTAGTGGGCCTTGCTATAATTACACATGATATTTTAGGTTGATCCCAACCTTCTGTTAGTACCATGCAATTAGATAAAACTTTTATTTTATCATCTTGTAAATCTTGTAATACTTTTTCACGTTCTATTTCTGGCATCTCACCATCTATGTGACCCGCAGGAATACCATTTTGTTTAAATATATTTGTAATGTATTTAGAATGTTTAATAGACGTACCAAACACAACAGTAGGTCTATTCTCACCATACTTGATCCAATGAGTTACAATATCACCAACTAATTTAGGTGTATTCATTCTAGTGTCTAATGCTTTTTTTTCATAGTCACCTGCCATAATACGAATGTTTTGTAAATCTGGTATTGATGGGGCAACTATTCTATTAGGTACTAAGTAACCTTTTTCAGTTAGTTCTTTAATCGTACCACAATTGACTAATTCCTGATAAATATTACCAAGACCACGCCCATCATTTCTACATGGTGTTGCAGTTAAACCAATTACCCATGCTTCTGGATATGTATTAATTAAATCTTGGAATGATTTAGATGTACTTCTGTGGGCCTCATCCAATATAATTACATCAGCTTGTGGTTTAACAAAATCATCATTGTCTTTTCTTGCTGAAAATGTTTGAACACTTGCTACCTGTACATCAGAATAAATACTACCAGACTTACCTGCCATAATAACTCCATGTTTAATTTCAAAGTCAGCAAGTTTTCTACTACATTGCATAACAAGTTCACGTCTGTGCGCCACAAACATTCCAAATCTATTATTTTTAACCAAGCCCTCCATCATAGAACAAGCAATAACTGTTTTACCGCTACCTGTAGGGGCAACTAATAATATTCTTTTTTTACCTTCTCTAAAATGTTGTCGTATATCTTCAATTGCTTTTTTTTGATAATCTCTCAATAAGTTCATTAATATCTTCTCCATATATCGTTTAGTTGAAACATAACTTCGTTTAAATTTTCTGGTGGTACACATGAGTTTGCAAATTCAATAGCTTCACCTTTTGCATAGTCGTAACTTTCACCACGTTTTTTTATAGCTATTAAAATTTTAACTAACTGTGCATGACGTTCACCTGCATTGATACCGTAACGAAGTGTGCCTGTGTATTTACCTTTATAAGTTGATGGTGTGTAATCCATCTTAATAGTTTTTTGCTCTGGCCTTTTTAATTCTAAACCTTCTTTAATTTCCTTCATGGTGTAAGGCATATCAGTTGTGCATTGAATTATTTTTACAGGATATGGATTTTTTTTATGATGATAAAAACCTGCAACTCTCATAATTCTAGGCAAATCTTTTACAACGGGGTCAGAATTAAATTTAGATGCCAATGCTTGTTGATACAAAGTAAAACTTTCTAAAGGCATATCTTTTACTAACCAATAACAATGGTATTTTTTTGGCGAAGTATTTACAATTAAATTAGGTGGAATATTAAAACTATCTGGTAGTGGTGTACCATCTAAATCTATAAACACAGCCCTAATCTTTTGTATGTTTTTAGTTGTACGACCAAGACCATTAGTTTCATTTACTGTAAAATATATACCCGCACCTTTACTGTTAAGTTCAGCCAATTCGTGAAAGTGTACTTTTATACTTCCGTGCAATTGTTTTATTAATCTTTTGTTTAGGCCCTTATCATCAAATGTTTGGAATGAATGATGTTTACCAAAATAATCAAGAAACATACTGTAATGAGAATTTTCGTTAAAACTACTCACAACGATAACCCAAAACTAAATAACCCAGTTTAGTATAATGACCTGCTCTCATATCATCAGTTTCTTCTCTGTATTCTAATTTTTTTAAAATAGCATTGCCATATTTAAAACAATCTACGTTTTCTTTTTTAGGCATTGTTATTTCAGTTAGATTGCAAGTAGCGCAAGTTAAAATAAAAAATATTATTTTTGTCACTTGCTCTCCTCTAAACTTTCTTCCCCCCATCTAATTTTAGCACCTAACTTACCTGCTACTACTTTTTTTTTCTATTTTTAATTTGTTCCTTACGTTCAGCTTCAGCTTGAATACATATTAAATATTTTTTATTATCTTTACCTTTTACTTCTTCAAATAAATGTTTAATTTTTGGTAAAATTTTTTCAATTTTTTGTAATCTACATCCACACATTTTAGCAATTGTTTCATTATCAAAAGGTATTTGATATCCCCTCCATGCATGGCAAAATAATAAAATATATGCACCTTGTTCTTCTAAAGATAGTTTCAATCTATTTGGGTCACTTATCCAATCACTTGCATAAAATTGAAACGCAGGTGATTGTTCGTCTGTCATTGATTTTCTCATACTATAAATTCCTTGAGTTTAGTTAATTTTGTTTTAAACCAAAAAGAAATGGGTGTCAATAGGGGTATCTTGTGTGCAGTTGGAAATGAAGGTGAAGATGAAGGTGAAGGTGAAGGGCTATTTTTTGCCATTAGCAAAACGATAGCACTTTTTAGCAGAACTATAGCGGTGCTATAGCGGTGCTATAAAAAATTGTTGAAAAATAAAGGGGTATGAGGCGGAAAACTAAACTTAGAGAGAGAAAGAAAAAACCGCCCCATACAAAAGGTATATTTTTACGCTAAATTGTGGATGCGCTACGCCTACCTTACAGGCGCAATTTGTAAATCTGGTCTAATATATTCTATATCAAAATCACCAAGTTTTGCAATCTGATATGCTCTAAAAGGTGGTATTACTTTCCATTTAGATACAGCAGGATGTGAAATACCCAACATTCTAGCTAAATTTTTACCACCGTATTGATTAACGATTTCTTTTTTTCGTTCCATTGCTATTTTAAGATTGCTCATAATACATATTTTTTATTCTCAATAGATATTTCATTTGTTCTTCAGTATCTATTAATTCTTTTGTGGTTGATAATATAGCTTCAGCTTTGTTAGTGTGTTGAGGAATTACAGATGACTTATCTATATTCACAACATCTTTTTCTAATCTTTTAGTTTTAGCCTCAAGTTCATTTATTAGTTCTGGTAATATTGTAGCCATGCATAAACTTATACATTTTTATTAACATATGTCAATTTATTTGACTTTGGTTAATTACTGTGAAATAACCACATCCAATCAATAATAAATATACAAAAAAGGACAAAAATATGACAAGTATAATAGCAGGTAGTGGAGATGCACCACGTTATCCAAGTGTATCAGTTGGCGTACATAAAGCCAGATGTGTAAAGATCATTGATCTAGGTACACAAAAATCAGATTTTAACGGTGAGATTAGTTGGAAACGTCAAGTTCTAATTATCTTTGAAACACCAGAAGAACTGAATAGTGAAGGACAACCATTAACAATCAGTAAATTCTATACGTTATCATTACATGAGAAATCTAATCTTGGTAATGATTTAACATCATGGAGAGGTAGAGCATTTAGTGAAGCAGAAAAACAATCATTTGATATTTCTAAATTACTTGGTGTACCTTGTTTATTGAATGTTATGGATAAGAATGGGAAACCAAGAATATCATCTATAATGCCAATGAAAAAAGGTGATCCAATTGCTGAACAAATTACTCAAGGAGTAGTGTTTAGTTTAGAGGATTTTCAAAATGGTAAAAAAGAAATTTTTAATAATCTATCTGAAGGTATTAGAAACATTATTTTAAGATCAAAAGAGTTGGAAGGCATGAACCAAGATCAAGGTGATGAGGGTAATGGTGCAAGTGTCGGTGATAGTCCAATCCCATTTTAATGATTATAACTAATAACTCAAACTTACCAAAAGTAATTGAACGGGCTGTAAAAAATGACCCCTATGATAGTAGTGGGTCAGACATCTCTACTACCCGTTTGATTGCACCCCCTAGAATTAGGGTCTTGCAAATGAGAAATAATGATTTGATTAAAGAAGATGTGTCTGATCGTATATTTTCTTTATTGGGCCAATCAGTTCACCACATTATAGAACGAGCAAAAGTTGCTAGTGATATAGCTGAACGTAGATTGTACTATAAAGATGATAACATCACTAACGGTTGGACATTATCGGGTGCTTTTGATTTGCTTACAGGTGACGGTAAACTTATAGATTTTAAAGTTACTTCAGCTTGGTCAGCATTAGATGCTTTAACAAATGGTAAAATTGAATGGGAACAACAATTGAATGTTCTTGATTTCTTATGTCGTAAAAACCAAAAAGATTTAACTAAATACAAAAAAGAATTAAAAGTTAAATCATTGTCTATCATGGCTATACTACGAGATTGGTCTAAATTAAGAGTAATGCAATCAGACAACTATCCTAGAAAACAAGTTGTTATGATACCTATACGTAGGTGGTCAGATCAACAACAGGAAGACTATGTTAAAGCTAGAGTAAAACTACACCAAGACGCAGAGAAAATGAAAGAACTACCTTTATGTACAGCTAAAGAAAGATGGCGTAAAGAAGATCAGTTTGCTGTTATGAAGGATGGTAGAAAATCTGCTTGGCGTTTATTTCCTACAAAAGAACAAGCTAAACAATTTATCGTTGGTGAAAAAATGGTAGAAGGTAAAGGCTGTGCAATTGTAGAACGTAAAGGTGAAGATGTAAGATGTCAGCATTATTGTAGTGTCAATGAATTTTGCTCTCACTACATGGATGTATCATTCTAATGAGTGTATATAAAAAACAAATAGGCGGTGACCATTACAAAAAAATGGTCATCCAACCTGCTAAATTTATTAATGCTAATAAACTTCTTTACGCAGAAGGTGCGGCCATCAAATACATATGTAGGCATGGCTCAAAAGGGGGTCTAGAAGACATAAAGAAGGCCATACAGTACCTTGAAATGATTAAGGCTAGGGATTACTCCAAAAAGAAAAAATAATACCAATTAACCTCTTATTCTGATAAAATAGGAGGTTATGGATTACAGATTTACAGCAATATTAATAATACTTATGTGTTTATTGGCTTTTTTAGGAGGCCCAGCGACATGATTGATAGGTTTTTATTAAAAATTTTTGGTGGTCTGGATAATATATTTTCATTTTTAGAAACATACTCAATTAAATTTTCTGTTTGGTTATGGCAATCAAGAGTAAAGATATTAAGAAGAAAGAGAAAAAAAAAATGAGAGATACAAAAGTATTAGAGCAATTTAAAAAGCATACAGAAAAAAAACTTAAAGAGATGAATGTATTTAAACTTTTAAAAAAAGAAGTAGATCATGGTGCTAATGGTACACAAAATTATGTAATTAAAAAAGGTATTAATAAAGGTAAAATTGCTAAATGAAACGACAACACAACACAGCTATGATTGCTTTACTTGGTACAATTCTTTTAGGTTTATCTACTTATGTATTGATAACTATTGTAGAATTACAAGTTCATGTTGGTATGCTTACTGAAGAAATAATGTCTGTAGATAAACAAATAGGTAGAATTTATAATCATATGGATAGGTTAGCTAATGACTAAATTTTTACTTATATTACAAATGTGTTCTGGCATAAATGGTGAATGTACACAACCAATTCAGTACCAAAAATTGTTTAATAATTATGCAGAATGTGCTATATACGGCTATTCAGCAAGTGTTGAATATTTAGGAAAGACAGATTTTAATATGATTAATGAACATAAATTACACGTTAGATTTTGGTGCAAAGAGGGTAAAGATGCGTAAGAAAAAAATAGTAAAAAAAACTCCTGTATCTGCATCACATAAAATGATTGCTTTCAAACTAGATGAAGTAAAAGAATTAGTATTAAAAAACTCAAAAGACATAGAAGATTTAAAGGCCCAAGTAAATATGGGTAAAGGTGGCATAAAAGCTATATTTGCAATTGGTTCATTAGTTGCTATTATATTAGGAACAGGAAAGTTTTTTAAATTCTGGGGATAATTTATGTGGTTAAATGCAATATCATTAGCACTAAAAGCTGGTACTCACATATACAAAAATAAACAACAAACTAAAATGCTTATGTCAGATGCTCAAATGCGTCATGCAGAAGCTATGGCAAAAGGTGAAAAACAATACGAAGGCAAATTGTTAGAGGCCCGTCAATCGGACTGGAAAGATGAGGCGGTTCTTATAATTCTAAGTTTGCCCGTGTTGGTACTTGCGTGGGCCGTGATATCGGATGATCCTACAGCAATGGATAAAGTTCAATTGTTTTTTAATATGTTCTCACAGCTTCCGTCATGGTTCACTAATCTTTGGATACTTGTCGTGGCAAGTATTTATGGTATAAAAGGTACACAAATCTTTAGAAACAAAAAATAGGAGATACAATGGCTAAAAAAGGTTTATACGCAAACATCAATGCTAGAAAAAAAGCAGGTACATCTAGACCAAAATCTAAAAGTACAATTACTGCTAAAGCATACAGTAACATGAAGTCTGGGTTTAAGAAAAAATCATCATAATGTATGAAGAACTAAAAGACCGTATTAAAGAACATGAGGGTTTTAGAAATGTTGTTTACAAAGATAGTCTAGGTTTTGCCACAATTGGGTACGGTCATTTAGTCAAGGAAGATGATCCTTTTGTAGAAGGACATACATACTCACAAAAATTATTAAACGATTACTTTGAAATAGATTTTACTAATGCTGTAGTTGGTGCTGAAAAATTACTAGGTAATCAAGATATGAATTACAAAGCCAAATGTGTCATAATTGAGATGGTATTTCAATTGGGTATGACAGGTGTATCTAAATTTAAAAATACATTAAAAGCTGTTAAAGAAGAAGATTGGGATACTGCCGCAGATGAAATGTTAGATAGTGTTTGGGCCGAACAAACTCCAGAACGTGCTAACGAACTTTCCTCAACAATGAGAAGTTGCAAATATTAAAAATTAAACTATAAGTTTAGTTATGTTAATCATAGAAGACGTAATTGTTAATTACGGAAAAAATGAAACTGTTGAAATAATTAATGATGTTCATATTTCAAATGGCATTGTTAAATTTATTGATCCTAAAGAACAACTTAAACAATTAGAAGAACAGATTGATGGTTCTCCTGCGGAGTTATATGAACAAAAGAATATTAGTGATTAGTGATATGCACGTTCCTTACCATCATAAGGATAGCATAGAGTTTTTAAGAGAAATAAAAAAAGAATATAAACCAGACATGATTGTTAATATAGGTGATCTATTAGATTTCCATGCCATATCTATGCATGAACATAATCCAGATTTATTTAGCGCAGGGCATGAATTAAAAGAAGCTAGAAAATACATTAAAGAACTAGAAGATATATTTCCTAAAATGGTAGAAGTAGATAGTAACCATTCTAGTCTTGTTTATAGACGTGCATTAAAGTTTGGTATGTCAAAAGAATTTCTAAAAGATTATGGTGATTTTCTTGGTACTAAAAAATGGGAATGGATTGATGATTTAACTTTAACATTATCTAATGGTAAAAGATGTTTTTTTACTCATGGAAGATCAGCAGATGTATTAAAGGTATCACAAACAATGGGTATGAGTTGTGTACAGGGTCATTATCATACTAAGTTTCTTATCTCTTATTGGGCCAATCCAGATAATATATTTTTTGGTATGAATGTTGGTTGTCTTATTAATCAAAAATCAATGGCATTTGCTTATGCCAAAAATTTTAAAACTAGATTTATAATAGGTTGCGGAATGATTATAGATGGTATTCCAAGATTAATGCCTATGATCCTAGATGATAAAGGTAATTGGATTAAGAAGTTGGTTTAACTATATCTGATTTTACTTTAGCAATAGCATCTTCCCAGTTAGTAGTACCATTAACCTTATCCCAGTATTGCATATCTAACTGTTCTTGAATTGATGGATAAGCAGTTGCTCTATCTCTTTGATATTGGTTAGCATCATACTCTGCTT